CCTCATTCTAGAGTATGAATGTTCTAGAACTTTGTGATGTGGTTTTGTGTGACTCCCATACCAGAGATGGCTCTGGGGTCTTACACGAAAGATATAAAAATATAGATATTGAAATTGCAGAGACCAAGAGGCGTCTCAAAAGGTTAATAAACCTTCGAGAAAACCCCATATATACTCTCATAATACCAAATTCTGAGTTTTCACTCAACTGTATGGACATGTTTGATAGTATATATCTCGAAAGGAGGGAATATTTAGACAGATGGATCTTCACCTTAGAACTTACGAAGTGGGAGGAGCTAAAAGCAACTCTTTCCTTTGTGCGTTCAACTATAGAGGTCCTTTTCCACCAGTTATTTGATGAAGTTAGAAAAATAGACGTGAAACATTTCCAGACATTTATGTTGGATGTTCACAAATTTCATAAAGCTAATTTCGTTAGATGTGCTAAATATTGTACCTCTTGGCCAATGGCCAAGTTCCTTAGGAATGACTTACCTAAGGAACCTGAGGGTTTCTCGACACTTGGTTTAAAACCTTTAATATTTAAGGGTAAAATATACCAAATTTTGAAGAACAGGCTTATGGGGGGAGGAAAAGATTCCTCTCTTGGTTACCGCACTAAGGTCAATAAGAAGAACCTTACGTTATGGTGTTCTTACCTTCTTGGAATTAAGCGGGGTTGTGCGACTGTGCCGAAAAGTTATGTTGATTCGGCTTATTATGACCATTATGAGGTCATGCAGCGCGAGCCCTTTAGCTCTCTCGAAGGAGACACCCTCGAGGATTTTAAGGAAAATTTTGAATCATATGCCAAACGATTTGTTTGCAAGTTTAGAGGCCCATCACCACGGCTGTATGAACCGAGCACTTCTGCCGGTTGTAGTGCGCCGTTTGCAGATGGAGGACAACGGAGAGTTATACGTGAAGGTTTTATGGAAAATAGAGGATTCTGGCGCGTAGATTACGAGTCAACTAATCCTGCCAAAATCTTTCATGGTGTAACCGAAAAATTAAGTTTCAGATTGGAATCTAATGACCTTGTCGCTATGAAGGAGAGATCACCTGGAGAGCTACATAGCTTTTACGGGGAGTCTGCTCCAACCTTTAAACAAGCTATGGCGAAGTACTTGGAACTCAACCCTAATCGACACCTTCCTTTAGGAGTCAATGGTATGGATAATATATGGGCCGAAACATATGCGATCCCGGAACCTTTAAAGGTCCGAATGATCACTAAAGGCGAACCCTATCCTTATTGGATTAGTAAATTCTTTCAAAAGGCAATGTGGGACTATCTAAGGAAGTATGAGATGTTTCTTTTAATTGGAGAAAAGCTCCAGTTGAGACATCTCCAAAACATGGTTTATAGAGCCGATTCTATCGGCTTCAAGTTTGACTCGTTTGTGAGCGGAGATTACTCTGCTGCTACAGATAAGTTAAATATAAACTTTACAAAAATCTGTTTTGAAGCTTTCCTTTCCCGCACAAATTATTCCTTTGATTTAAAGAATCTACTAAGAAGAGTGCTATATGAGCACAATATAGATTATCCAGAATATACAAAAATTCCTTCAGTACTTCAGAAGAATGGTCAACTTATGGGATCTCCGCTATCTTTCCCTATCTTGTGTATGTGTAATATGATATGTTATCACATGTCACTTGAAACATACCTAGGAAAGAAGGTAAACTTTTTTGATTTACCCGTTTTGATTAACGGCGATGATATCCTGTTTCCATCAAATCCCGAGTTATACTCTGTATGGCGTAATAACGTAGCTGCGGTAGGTTTTGAATTATCAGTGGGCAAGAACTATATTCATTCTAATGTCCTCACAGTTAACTCCGAATGTTTTGTTTACCATTATGGTTCTAAATCTTTTACTAAGATGAAGTTTTTGAATTGTGGTCTCTTGACCGGACAATCTAAGAAGGGTGGCTCTGCCTCCCTCCGATCAGACCAAACTATAGATTCAATCTACAATGAACTGATCGAAAACTCACCTAATAAGATTAGATCTCATCAAAGGTTCTTATTCTATTTCAAGGAAATTATCCCTAAGTACACCAAAGCTGGTGATTCTTATCTTAATCTTTTTATTGATAGGAATTTAGGGGGTTTAGGCTTCAAGAACGATGAAGTACAGGTAAAGTTTACCAAAACTCAACGTCTCTTAGCTGCTTATCTAGAATATGACATAAAGGAGAAACTAAGTAAGGGATCGACAAAGTTTAGTCGATTTAAAATTATAAAGGATGTATATAACTCTACACCTCTTTCAAAATCATACCAGAAGGTACTCTTAAAGTCAAAGTACCAACCA